TCCTCAGCATGAGCTGATAACTTTTATCCTTAAGGAGAGCAGTATGCCAAGACGTACAATTCAAGAACAAGACATTTGTCGAGCCTTTTATGCACGAGTAGGACGTCTGCTCCGATTTCGGATGGAAGTCGCTAGTGCTGAGGGTCGTTCTGAGTTTCCACAAATAAACGAAGTCATTGACGACGTTCTTGCCTCAACTGAATGCTGGGATGTTCCCAGAGCACAGTTGGAGCGGTGGCACTCAATTAACGATGAATCCCAGAAATGGGAGACATATGTAGACGATGACGGTGTAGACCCTATTGTTTTAGGGGGCCACATGCCGTCGCTTGACGAACTACTCGCGCAAAAGTTGTGCGAGGACGTTGTTGTAGAAACCATCAGTGATGATGATTATACGATACCTGAAGCTTCTCCGTCCAAAAGGCGGAAGAGTGGTAAGGTCGTCAAGTTAACACCTAAACGTAAATAGCCGAAGCGAGGTACGCCACTGTGCGCAATAGAACAAAGGATCAAACATCAACATTTCAACCGACGGCGAGTTACACGGGCTCTACAAATAGCCCGGGTACACACGCTTGTTTGGCCAACAATGGTACCGTTGCCCTGGCGTTCCCCATAACTGTGGGAACGTTTGAGTCGATGGTAGATGAAGTGATTCCTGGTTTTGCTAAGCGCAGTGCGAAAGGTGAGGTGTTTGTAAACTATATGAGCCATTACAAATCTCATAGAGAGCAGCCCACACTCAGTACCAAATCGTATCACGTTGAATACACTCCCGGAACGCTTGCAGGTAATAAGTATTGCGCTTATAATTCGGCGCAAACTATGCCTGCAAGTCCTCAAGGCTTGAACCAGTTAGGATCACCTGTGCAACACTTGCGCCCCGATATCGGGGCGTCGGTGAACCTCAGGACCTTAGCTGGTACTCAAGCTGCCGCTGGTATCGACAACCCCACTTTAGACGGGGCAGTCGCGATCGCGGAATTACGGGAAGCTCTTTCGTTCATGAGGAACCCTCTCAGAGCCCTTAATCGGGAACTGGTGAGGGTACGCAGAGATAAGTGGCGTGACCATGGTAAATGGCGCACGAAAACTACCTCTGAGTACCTCAGAGACAATTGGTTGTCATACCGGTATGGTGTGCGGCCTCTTGTGAAAGATGTACAAGACGCGGCTCATGCGGTCGCACGAACTGCACTCAACAATGAGCCAAAGAGACAAACATCTCGAGGTTCAGCGTCAGAGAGCTTTCATTTTTCTTCCGACGGCAAGTCCGGTGATTTTGATTTCATCACCGAAACCCGTGTGGAAGTGGAAGTGGAAGCCGGAGTGCTGTACGAACTTGCGCTTGGCCCGAACACATTTGGTTTGGGTCTTCAGCGTGTGCCCGTAGCAGTATGGGAAGCGATTCCCTACTCGTTCGTTGTCGACTGGTTCGCTAACATTGGGTCTTTTGTTAGCGCTATAACCCCTGTTGCGGGGGTTCGGCGTTTAGGCTCTTGGACCACAACGACTGTTACCCACGAAACCACCAGGAAAATATGGTGGGCACGTGGCGGCATCCACTCTAGTGGTATGCCGCGCGTGATCGAAAGTGATGGTCAATCAACCGAGCAATTCAGCTCATCAACCAAAACTAGGGTACCGGGAATTATAGTTGGCCTAGCCCATACAACATCACCCTTCTCGGGTGACATTGGGCAAAAGCGACTAATTGACCTGGTAGCTCTTGGACATCAGATATTGGCGTCCAAATAGCTCCCCTGCAACTAAACGGAGAGACATATGTCCCTTACTGTAAATACCAAGACGTATAATAATGACGTCCCTCGGACCGCCGATAGCATGCGCTATCTCGGGCCCGCTCACACCTTGTCAAACAATGACGTAATCGAGTTGACCCGCATCGCGGCGAAACCGACTGCTGACTTTGCTGGGAAGGCACGTGCTAGGTTTAAACTAACGCGTGGCGCTACGAATGGTACGACCTATCTGGGTGACAATATCGTCGACATGACGATATCCACTTGTGTAGGTACGGCCGAATCGGAGATGGACCTGATACTCGCCGACCTGGCTAGCTATTTTGCTACCGCTAGTGCTGAATCCTTTTTCCAAGATTTGAAAATCGTCCAGTAAACCGACGTCGTCGGTTCTGTGAACGTTCATTTCTTAGAAGGATCAACACTATGTGGCAACGACAGCTAGCCGCTGCGCTGGGATTGGCAATGTGCCTTTTCCTTACGCAGGGTATTGGCGGATCTTGTGTCCTTTGCACTTCCCTTTTCGAAGGGATGCAAAGCCAGGAACCTGTTAACATTCACTAGGAGGCTATATGCCTAAAAGTAGACATCAACGGCTCAATACGAGCCTGCAGGTCGCGCCGGAACGTCTTTATAATGGCGTTCTGACGCACGCGTTACAGTATAGTAAAACACCTGAGAGAACCCGTCTGTTGGGCGCAGTACGCGCTCAACAGTACGGTAATCTTCTCAAGTGGTCCGCGCTATCGAGTCCACAGATGTATGACTCGGCCGAGCTTTATTTCTCGGATGCGCAGATCGCCGCATTGATCAAGAAGTACCCATTCCCTCAACACATGGTCCCTGGGTTAAACCCGGAGGCTGTGGCTGCTAAGAAGTTTTTTAGCAGTGAGTTGAGGTGTAAGCGGGTAAATCTTCGAGCTCGGTTACGCCGCACTTTGCGGATCAACCCCCACATGCAACTGCAAGTGGATGCTCGTAAGTACATAGCACGGGTGCTAGGGGAATCCCCGAACATACCGGCTATACTTAGCAATTGCGACTTTACTGAGGGCGCTTCAGTCGGAGTACACGGTAATAGAACCAACGCTATGCGTAAGATTTTTGCGCAGCGTTGGTCCTGTACTCCTTCTGCCCTACCATATGCACTGTCTGCCCTTTGGCTGAACACCCATGCACGCGACTGTATCCTTCCGGGTACGATCAAATGCTTGGACAAAGACCTTTTTGGGGGTCTCGTTCGCCGCAAGGTCAACTTTGTGAGCTGTAATAATATTACTTTCGTCCCAAAGACCGCTGAGACCCATAGGTCCATCGCGGTCGAACCGTTACTAAACGGGTTCGTGCAGAAAGGGGTTGACGTTTATATGCGCAAGAGATTACGCGCTGTGGGCATCAACTTAAACGACCAAAGGATAAACCAGCTCCTAGCTAGGAGCGGGTCGACTGGAGGTTTTAATCCTTACTGTACGATAGATTTAGCTGCCGCTTCTGATAGCTTGGCTATCGAAGTGGTTCGCGACTATCTCCCACCTGATTGGTTCGAATTTCTATCTGAGATTCGGGCGCCCAGGTTCATGCATGAGGGCCAATCGTATCACTACGAAAAGTTCTGTAGCATGGGTAATGGTTTCTGCTTCCCCCTGCAGACGCTGATTTTTGCTAGCGTTTGTTACGCGGTTTCGAAACAGTACGAAGCACGACCCGCGACCGGTGAAGAACCGGCTTCGTGGTATGACTTCTCCGTTTATGGAGATGACATTATCGTGCGTCAAAACGTTGCCTTAAGAGTTATTGAATATCTTAAGGATATCGGTTTTAGAACAAACCGAGAGAAGACGTTTATTACTGGGCCGTTCCGCGAGAGTTGTGGAAGCGATTGGTTCGACGGGCAGGACGTACGTCCTGTATATCTTAAGCAGGAAATGACTGATATTCGTCATCTTTTTGCTTTGCATAACTCCACTCTAAGGTCTAGCCGGTGCGAGGAGTCCCTATCGGGGCTTCGCGATTACCTGCGGTCCGTGTCCGGTGCTCCTCAGTATATGAGGCCCGGGCGTGAACCTGGAGACACGTGTTTTAGTGTCCCGCTAGATACCTTTATGGGTTCCACCTATTGCAGGTGGAATAGAATGACGTATGCGTGGACCTGGGAGGAAGTTCTTTCCTTAGGCACACGCGATTCTATGCGTCATTTAAGTGATGAAGAGCATGCTAACGCTCTGATGTATGCGGCTATGCGGGGTTCCAACTCCACAATGCCGTACACCGTTCGTTACTCGTCTAAGCCAAAG